CCTGGGGCTTATCCCCTCTAAACACCTCATATAATGTTTTTTCGTCATTTGTTAAATAGTTATTATATAAAGATTTCACATGAGATTGCTTAATTAGTGTTTCTTCAGTGAATGTAATATGATTGTTACGACCTGGTCGTTTAATAGAGTAAAGTATAGAATTAAAATATTCTTTTGCATCTTTTTTATATTTAAAATCTTTTCCTAAAATATTAGTATATTTCATACTATGTACCCGGGTTTTCTGCTATTATTCATAGGTTTTCAGTTCTCTCAGTATTCGGATTATTTTTTGTGTATAATACACGTCTTCGGCGTAAATTGCAAGTGTGCCTGCTAATTTTTCTAAATTTACATAATCTGATGTCCATTGCTTCAGTTGTTCCAGTCTGAATTCCTCATAATTATGGTTAGTGTTCAATAGGTTCATATAGAATATCAAAGATTGGCATTTAGTGTCAAATATCTTAATGCTCCACTTCACATTGGGATTGCCCCTTGGCTTGAGACCCTCCCTCGACTCATCAAATTCCTTAATTCCCATCAAGTTGTTAGCTTCCATGGCGAAATATGACTTTCCATAATTAGATTCTTGTATGGCTTGGGCTACGGCCAGCTGCCACGGTATCCTGTGTTGTGGCGGAACTTCGGCATTGTACCACGTGACACAGTTCTTGCTTTGTTCTATGAATTCATCATTATTACCATATGTCATTTTATCCAACGGTGAAAATGCACAGAGCATCAAGGTGACGCATAACCAGTTCATCATCCGCCCCAACTTTCACCCATGTCCGTGTCAACCTTGGACGGAACATGAAGTTCCACGCAGTTTTCCATGATCTCTTTTATGTCTTTTACTTCTTTTTCATTCTTGACTGAACAGTCCAGTTCATCGTGGACTTGGATGAGGGGAACGACTCCCAATTGTTCATGGATGTCCACCATCGCTTTCTTGGTTTGATCGGCAGCTGACCCTTGAATCAATCGGTTCAACGCCTTGTAGGTATAAGCCCTCTTTATGGCCATCCCGTATTCTGTCTTGGCCTGGTTGAAAGGGAGAGCTTTGTGCGCACCCCATGTCACTGGTTCAAACAAGTCAAAGCGGCACTTTCTACCAAGTAAGGTTCTGATCGTTCCTCTCTCATTGGCCCTGTTCATCACGAACTCCAGCATCCCTTTCATGAAAGGAACCCTGTCGTGAAAAGAATTCATCATTTTCTTAGCTTCCTGTGGGTCCATATCCAGTTCTCTTGCTAGTTTATGATATCCCATTCCGTAAATAACTCCAAGACCTATTGTTTTTGCCAGTTTCCTATCTATACCCGCCATGTCAGCTGTTTGTTGATGAAAATCCAGATCTTCCTTTTGGTATGCTTCCTGGACTTCCTCCGCTCCTTCTTGCTTTGCAGTTCTTGCAAAATGAGTTAGAAGTCTGGGCTCTTGCTGCGAGTAGTCCGCCTTGAGCCAATATTCTCCACTCTCCGGAATGAAAAGTTTCCTAATGCTATTAGCGAATTGTCCTCTGCTTGGGACTTGCTGTAAATTTGGGTGATTATAACTGAAACGACCACTAATGGCGCCACCACTGTCCGAGCGTATTTGATTAATATGTGAGTGTATTCTTCCATCTTTTTGGTATTTTAACATACCATGGAGAAATGTTCCCTGTAATTTATTAAGTTCTCTTGCCTGTGTGATAAGTCTAGGCAGTTCATGAGGATGGTCTGTCAAGAACAGTTTAGTGAAGGATGGTGCTTCGGTCTTTTCCGTTCTTTCATAAGGTAAATTCATAGAATCAAAAGCAGAGGCTATGGAGGCGGCTGACCAAATTTCAACGTGGAGGCCTGTGAGGTCATTTATTCTCTTTATAATCTTCTTTTCTTTGTTCTTGAATTGTTCTATAAGGCGAAGGGATTTCGGAATGTCCACCCTCACCCCTCGTTTAGTCATGCTAAGGATCACGTTAATAAGTTTGCATTCCATGTCATAGACTGTCTGCAGACTGTCCGTGGTAATTTCCGATGATAATTTTTCATGCAGTCTCAAGGTAAGTTTAGCGTCCTCTTCCGCGTATTCTCCAACAAACTGAGAAGGCAGCTTATACATTTCGCTTTTAGGATCTACACCGAAAGCCACCGCTGCCTCTTTTAACTTAATCTCATTTTTATATTCTCCTAGGTAATCACCCGCAATGCTGTTCAATGTATAAGTGAACCTGTTCTCATTAATCAAGGCTGTGGCGACCATGGTATCATGCAGTCGTCCCTTGACTTTTATTCCAAGCGTGCCGAGCCATCCAATGTCATACTGCGCGTTATGAAACACTTTCTCGATTGAATCGTCCTCACATATGGACTTAATATATTCAATAACTTTCTTTTCGTCCATGTTACCACTCTCATGCCGGATAGGATAATATCCCGTAAACCCATTAGCTGAAACGGCTATGCCGATGACATAACCTCTTTTAGTGGGCCATCCTGGTCCTGCCTTGATTAGATCCGTGTCACATGTCTCCAGATCAATCGCCACGCAATCATACATGGATAAGTCGGGAAATGTAGTGGGAGCAACCCACTCTGAATTTACTGCTGGTGGAAATAGACTTGTCATTTATTCTCCTTGTTTAAATTTTTAACGTGTTCCCAGGTTTCTCTTCCTCTTCTTGTCCCTTCATCATCGGGGTACATGTCCTCTAACAGAAGCTCTGCATAGTGGATAACTTTTTCAATATCTTGTTTTCCTCCCTTAATACTGTGTCTCGTGATGTACTTCACAATGTTTCCTTCATACCATCCAAGTTTATTCCTAACAATGTAGTGACTTGGTTGGATTTCCATTATTTTGTAATGATCTCCTCCTATCTGTTTTTTATGGGCACTCATATATGAAATCCTCCATAGTCCTGCGGCTGCACCACATGTAGTGCTTCCTTGGCCCTGGTTACCCCCACATAGAACACCCTGCATTCATTATCGGGATCTCTGTGCATTGCCAATCGGGCTTTCCTCGACATATCAGTAAGGAGCATGACATTATCGGCTTCTCCCCCCTTGGCCGCATGAATGGTACTCAGCTGTATTCGTGGTTCATCCGTAAGTGAATAGTTTCTTGCCTGCATGGCGCGGATAAAATCTTTGTCATCGTTTCCTACCTTATCAAAAGCGATATCCCATGGTTGTGTGGCCACCTCTCCCATCAATCCTTGGCGCATTACCAGTTCTTCCATTCCATATCTCTCTTGAGTAGCTGTCCTTAAATGCTTGTAGCCATGCTCTATTCCAATCTGCGTGGACATATAGGAATAAATACTCTTGACATCCTCCAGTTCTATTTCATCCCCTTCAGTTAATTTTCCCCAGCAGTCAACGGCGTTTAATAATTTTTTAGAGACAGGCAGTCTTCCATTCCTCATGTATATTATGCCTTCAGCACGTAAATCATCTTCCATTCTCGTAAGAAGATACTGTGTTCGACCTTGTAGAAGCCACGTTCCTTCTGCGGATAAGTCTACGCTTCCAGGAACACTGTGGTATTGTACCAAACCTTTTTTATTTGTTCCTTTCCATTCCTTCGGGTGCCGGTATTCCACGCGGTCTATAATTTCCTGTGATAAATTTTGTACAGAAATTGGACAACGAAAGGACTGCTTAAGAACTTTTTTATTTCCTTTCAGGTTAATGAAATGATTTGCATCAGCTCCTGCAAATCCATAAATAGCCTGATCATCATCCCCTCCATAGTATATCTTTTGAACATTTTCCTTTAGCTTATCAATCATGTTTAATTGCAATCGGCACAGATCTTGCGCTTCGTCCACAAAAATAACATCCAAAGGAGGAACCATTCCCCCTTCATTATAATTTTCAATCATGTCAGTAAAGTCAATCAAATGCCTTTCTTTTTTATATTTCTCAAACGCCTCATGGGTCCACTTAAGTTGTGGCCAGTGATGCGCCATGTTTTTTTCATTGTAATATTCCTGAAGACTTAGGCAGCGCATCCTAGCTTGGTTAACAGCAGTTAAAAGTTCATTGTCAACTGTTATGATTCCTGAGCCATCAGGCCCCTCACCTATGAATCCTAGATTCATCCCAAATTTACTGCCGAATTCCTTATAATGTTTTTTGGACATGACCTGTGATTTAGACAATCCTAATTCATGAAATGCCAAGGAATGCAGCGTTCTGAAATAGGGAAGATGCTGTTCTTCCAGATTGAATTTTTCCATTGCCCGGTCCCTCGCCTCGTTAGCCGCTTTCTTCGTGAAAGTGACAAACGCAATGCGGTCCGGATGAACCCCCCTTGCCATCTCCTCTTCCGCCAGGGTGAGAAGCGTGTGTGTTTTCCCTGTCCCCGGAGGGCCGTATATAATGTTATTTGTTGGCATTTCTAATCCTTTTCTCCTCTAAGCGATGGCAATTAGCGCATAACACAATGCACTTTTCCCATTCTTTCTTTATTTTTTTAAACTGTATCATACTTGTTCTCCAATAACTTGATACAGCTAAAAAC